TTATTAGTCTCGTTAATTATAGCTTTTGACTTTTTACCCATTGTGTTCTTAATAGCGTCATAGTGTGCTAAAGCAAGATTACGTTTATTCTTCGGGGAAGAATTCTTTGCCTGTTTCCCTAATGGGTCACGGCCTCTTGCACCACTCTCTTTACCAAACTTATTCATTTCTGGTGGTCTTCCACCTTGTTGGTCTTCTGGTCTATCATCTTCGCCACTATCAAGTCCTGTATCAAATATGGAGCCTGCTATGGTATCTGGTGGTGTTGGCATTTCTTCTGCTGAAGTTCCAATTGCTGCCATATCGCTCGGTGTTCCGATTGCATCTCCTGTTTCGGCTGGGTCATTACCTTCCATTTCAATTTGTGAATAACGGAATTTGTTCTTTTGGTCTAAAACAATCTGTCGTTCAATTTCTTTCTTTTCATCTTCTGAAAACTTGAACACATTATCATAAATCCAAGTAGTAGGTAAAATTTTATCTTGTGTCATATCAGTAGCCAATTGAACTTTTTGTCCCCACAGTTCAACTTTCTCTTGTTCATACATTGTTGAAGGACTTGCTAATTCTAATTCAAAATTTACCAAGTCTTCATCTGTATATCCTTGTGCATATAAATGAACAACTGCTATCTTTGTTAACTCTGACACAATAATTCTCTGTATTCTTTCTATGGTTCTGGCAAATCTAACATCTTCTGCTGCTAATGTTGCTTTACCACCCATATTTTCATCAAATCCCAAGAATGCTTTTGGAATTCTTAATGATGCTAATAATTTGTTTTTCAAATATTCAATGTCTTCTGTTGAATCATAATCAATACCACCCAATTCAGAGATTTCAGTTCCACTATCTCCACCACGAACTGGCATAAAGAAGTCTTCTGTTAGGTTTTGTATATTATATTTTAGATTATATTCACCTGAAGCTTCATCAACAAATGGTGTTTTCTTCATTTTGTTGATAATTCTTTGCATATAGTTATCCACTTCACTTGGTGGAATATTTCCAATATCAATCTTGAATACTCGTTTAGAAGGTGCTCTCATAATTCTGTGAATTAACATAGCGTCTTCCATTAAAGTTAATTGTTTCCAAATTTTACGAGTTCCCTCAATCATAGATTTTCCGTAAGGAAAGAAATTACTATCGTTTGATAATCTAAAGTGTGCAATTTGGAAGTTTTCAAACTCTATCTTACCTTTTCCTGATGTTGACCTTTGGCCAAAATATGGATGTGCTCCCTCAATACTTTCTAAATAGAATTTTGTATAATAAGGATTATCTGCTTCTTCTCCCTCTGAACGAATTATTTCATAAGGTGATAAAGGAACAACATTTGTAATTCCGTATTTTTCATTAATATCTAAATACAAAAAGAAATCTCCATACTTAACCATATTACGAACCCAAGGCCATAATGTGAACTCAATGTTCATAATGTCATAAAATAAATTATTTAAAATTTCTTTAATATTGTTGTTTTCTGTCTTAACATTTAAAACACTACCATATTCAGACTTCATTGTTGATTCATCTGAATAAATGTCTAATGCACTTGAAATGATTGGGTCTGAATCCATTGTTTCATAATCTTTAAACAATGCTAATCTTGCCGCCATAACTTGATGAACGGTTGAATAACCTGTTCCAACTAAATCCAAATTGTTATGTAGTTTTGTATATCTATCTACAAGGTGTGATTTCACTTGTGATTGTATTTGGTCTGTATCGGCAATCTTTAATTTCTTACCACCTACATTTCTTACAATTACGTTTGTTGAAAATAATCGTCTTAATCTACCAAATAATGTTTTGTCTGCCATAATTCCTCACTTTATAAAAGCCACTCCAATGACTCTTTATCTTTATTTTTTCCTGGTTCCCACTCCCAACTATCATTTTTGTTTACATCTTCGTTGGTGTATAAACCCTCATTGTCCATCATTCTGGTCAATGTCTTTTTTGTTAACTCAATACCTTCTGTTTTTAATCGTAATGCAGTATCACGAACCCAAAGGCCAATAGCAAAAGACATTACAAGGTCATCATTATACCCTGACATAGCTTCTGCTCTATTATTTATATAGACGAAAGTTTGTAATTCATCAATCAAACGATTACTATGAACCACTACACTTTCTTCTCTAAAAAATTCTTCTAACTTACTAATAATTAGTGGTCTGGTCTTGGAAGTCGTTGAAAAACCTGCCACCATATTTCTTTCTTGTCTGTTGATTCTATTGTTCATTTGGTGTTGAACATCAACATATTGTAAGTCTTTACT